GACTGCTAGTACCAATACCCAACGACTCCGCAGAAGCATCCCAGAACAACTTCGCAGTCGTACCCGTGTCTTCGTAGAAGCTGATGTCGCCAGCCGAACCCCCTATAGAAAGTCGATTTGCTAGTGTACCGTTAAGAAGAGTTTTAAAATGAAGCGACCCATCTTCAGCACCATTGTTGGTCTGCTCTGCAATAGCAGAAATAGTTGCAAAGGTGTTTGTAGAACCGACTGTATCTTCACCAGTAAATGTAACTTCACCAATTAAGTCGCCGTTTGTTCCAGTACCTGAGTTTCTCCAAAGATTAAGCTGTGGCCCTACTAAGGCATCTGTGTCTGTAGAAACTAAAGTAAGTTGTGCAGTGTTGTCCGCAGTAGTAAATGTTGCATTACCATCAACAGTCAAACCATCAGCAGTCACAGTACCCGTTACGTCGATGCCTGTGGAGGTGGTGGCTAGTTTGGCGGCATTATTATAATAAAGAGCTGTTGCTCCGCCACTTGTTGCAAACAGGTTTTTAACACCAGAAGTATTGCCTATTTCTATATTTGCGCCATAAATTTTTAAGTCGCCAGTTCCGTTATCAATGATGTAACTGTGGCTTCCTGAGTGATAAAGCTGTAGGTCAGAGCCAGCACCGAAGATAGCCTTAGAAGAATCAGCAAAGGTAATATCATCGCCTGTGCCTACAGCAATGTCTGTACCGCCAGTAGTGTTACCGTTACTAAGAACTTCAGACAGTTCGTTATTAGCACCAACCTGAGAATCTACATACGCCTTGATTGACTGCTGAGTAGCTAGTTGTGTAGCTGAGTTAGACGCCATGTTGTCTTCATCAAGTACAGCCGTACCTGATACACCTGTGTTTAGTACAGCAGATGTCAACGTTTTGTTAGTTAGTGTGTCAGTGGTTGCACGACCTACCAGCGTATCTGTAGAGGTCGGAAGTGTAATCGTACCTGTGTTGCTGATTGTGCTGATAACAGGTGACGTTAATGTTTTGTTTGTAAGAGTGTCTGTAGTCGCTCGACCAACTAGTGTATCTGTTGATGTTGGGAGCGTTAGTGTACCTGTATTGCTAATGCTTGAAATAACAGGCGTAGTCAGAGTCTTATTGGTAAGCGTCTGAGTGCCAGTTAGTGTGGCAACGGTAGAGTCAATAGCAAAGGTAACAGCATTACCTAAACCAGACGTATCAATACCAGTGCCGCCTGTGAAGGTCAGTGATTCAGAGTCCAAGTCGATACTAAGCGCACCGCCAGTGTCAGCTTGGAAGTCTAGGTCTTGTGCAGTGACTTGCGCGTCAACGTAAGCTTTTACGGACTGCTGTGTAGGAACCAGAGTTGCACTGTCGGACGACATATCGTCTTCGTCAACGAATGCAGTGACACCAATGGTTCCATCAGAAATAGTTTCAAAGGTCAGGGTTCCGGTAAATGTCGGCCCTGCGGTATCTGCTTTAGTTGCAATAGCTGTAGAGATTGCATCGAACTCGGTTTCAAATTCAGAACCCCGAATGATCTTTCCCGAATCACCCGTCGGCAACGAGTCTTTAGCTTCAAAGTCTGTGGTCTTAGTGTAGTTAGACATCTGAGGTTCCTATAGCAGATAGAAGAAGAAAAGCCCCCCGAAGGGGGCCAGGTATCATTACTCAGCGATTGCGAGTACGAAACCAGCTTCAGGACGGTATACCTGAACACCGTACAGGCAGTCAGCCGTATACAGAGTCGAAAGGTATTCCTGCTTGTACTGAGTCTGTGAACGTACAGCCTGCTGTTCTGCCATAACGATAGCGTCAGTGTGGAACAGAAGTGCCGCGCGAGTGTCGATAGAAGACGCTGTGTTGTCAGCCGCCGCTTCGATAGTTCGGCAGTTAGCTGAAACGTAAACGTCTACACCGTACAAGTTTCCGATAAGACCGGAGTTCACAGCTTGACCAGTTACGAAGTCAGAAGACACGTATCGGTCAATACCCATGATGGTGTTACGAACAGAAGGAGGAATAACAAGCGAACGTCCGTCCATAGGTACGTTGTTGTCATCAAGCTTCTGGATCATGTCGCGGAAGAAAGCATCAGTAAACACGTCGCTTGCATCCATAGTGTCATCGGTGTACTGAGTAGTAGTACCGTTGTCATTAAAGAAGCAACCAGTGTGCTGATAGTCAGTAGCCGCTGGGCTAAATACCACAGCGCCACCATCACCAAAACCAGTACCCGCCGCGTGAAGGTCATTGTCAACCTGCACTGAAAGCGCGTAACCCGCATCTTCAGTGTAGAACTGACGTAGGCTAGAAAGAGCCTGAACTTCTACGATGTCTTCGATAAGACGTGAGTACTCGAAGTGACGGTCGATATCAACTGTCAATTCGCTTTCGGTGTTTGCGATGATAGTAACCGCAGTGTCAGCCGCTTTAGCATTCGCATCGCCACGAGTGGGCTTTGGAATGTGAAGCTTGTCACCTTTCTTACCTGACATAGCAAGCTTTTTAACAAGCGGAGCCATCTTCAGGTTCTTTTGATAAGCGGCAATGATTTCATCACTCCAGATCTCTGGAATAAACGTAGCCGCTTCTGTCTTCGCGGTATTACCAGCCGCGCCTGGGTATGTTGCAGTAGCCATGTCAATCTCCTATAGGATTATTTGACTCGACCCTCTGCGTATGCCTGAAGGATTTCACCTGACAGGGCTTGGTAACGCTCGGGGTCAGTTTTCATCAGTTTAATGATGTCGGCCCTGCGATACTGTTTTCTTGCGGTTGACTCTGCACTGCCTCGAGCTTTACCTGTATTAGCCGCCCTTAGTTGTTGCTTACGCACCTGTTTTTCAACATTAGCGGTTTGCTGAGCAACTACCTTTCTTTCTTTCCAGAGAGAAAAGAGTTCATCAGCCGCGTCAGCATTATACCGTTGGTCAGCCTCTACAAATAATTGAGTCCTAATTTTTGAACCTGATATCCACTCTGCGAACTTAGGATCTTTAAGAATTGTTTGCATATCTGGGTGTTTGTTACCCAAAGATGCTAACGCCGCTTGTTTCCTATAGTCCTCAGTGTATCTCTCAGCCTCCCTAATCTTAGGATGGTTCTCAATTGCCCTATTAACAGCCCCTTGAGGATCCGTAAAATAATCAATATCGCTTTCAGGCTCAACATTCTGTTGAGGTGCTGGCGATGGTGTTTGAGTCGTAATGTACTCATCCACTATCTTACGAAGCTCCCCGACCTCGTTAGAGTGCCGACTCATCACCTTTTCAACTTCTTGGTGCATCTGAACAACTTCTTTCAGAGATTTACCTCGGTATTGCTCTGGAATATCGTTGTTAGTGTCGGTCTCTACCGCGTCTTGAGTCTGCTCAACGGCTTCAGCCTGCTGAGTCTCTTCGGCTTCGTTTTCGATGTTTTCCGCATTCCCCTCTTCTTCGAGGTGAGGATCAATCATCGTTGCTCTAGACATAATTAAACTCCGTTTGGAGATTTACGTTTTCTGCCACCTTCTTCATGTTCCCGTACCCACTTCATGTGGCGACCTGGAAAGTCCCCACTAGATCCGTCGAGTACGCACTTAGGCGCTGACAGCATTTTAGTAGCATTGGCACCACAACCGCACCTACTGGTTGTAATGCCTTTGCTTACCATCTTTTCAAATACATGACCGTTTTCACAACGGAAGTCATATATCTTATACATCTAACTCTTCTTGCCCTTCCGCTTCGGCTTGGTCTCGCGCCGCAGTAATCGTTGCTTCTAAGTTGATTACTGTAGCTAGAGCGGCAACCTGGCCTTTGCGATAGAACAACTCCTCCTGATCTTTAACTGTTTGAAGATCTGCTAACTGTCTTGCGTTGTTAGCTAACTCTTCTGTCAACTGCTTAAACCCAGCATGGTTAAACAGTTCATTGTAGTTAGTAAAGTACTCCTCAAGTTCAGGTGTCATATTCCTATCTCTCTTTGGTTGATTATGTGCCTTGTAGCACGATTTTTAAAAAATGTCAGGCATTACTACTTACCCTTTGGCTTTTTTACTTTCTTTTTCTTTTTACCGCCGTATGCACTGCTTCCATATCCCATGACGCTTTCCTTAGTTTATTTACCAAACATCATTACAGTAAACGATTCCATCTTACCAACATCTTCTGGCTTGTCTTTTGCATCGTACTTAGTAGGAATGCCTTGATCTTGCATTTCCTTAATACGACGCTTAGACGATTCGCACATAGAGTAATACTCAAGAGGTGTGTAACTAACCGTGCGGTCTTTGTCTTTCACTTCTTACCTCCATGTACTTTTTGAACTGCAAAGTCTGCTGACTTAGATGCACCCTTGTGTGGCTTGTAACCACCCGCAGGATCTTTCATTAACTTATACTCTTTACCGGATTTCATCCAGTGATAGCCTTTAGGTGCTGGTACTTTCATATTGTCACCACTTAACCTTGTTGGCCCAATATGCGGCAGAACACTTACCTTTTGCAATGTTCTTTGCATGACGAGCTTTAAATGATTTGCGTCTAGCCTTTTCTTTAGCGGTTTTAGGATTCTTGCCTGCACCGCTTACACCCTGTTGACCAAAACGAATTGTTTTAATCGAACCATCTTCACATTTTGCAACGACAACGTGCGATTTAGTGGGATGGTTGGGGGTTCTCTTCGGCTTGTTGTACCCGCTTACGCCTGCGCGTTCTAGTCGGGGATCCCTGTTGCTCATTGGTTAAGGCCTCCACCTTGGACTGGAGTTCCTGGATTTGGCGTTGGAGCGGCTCCACTTGGGCGTTGAGCCTGTTCAGTAGCATTTGGAATTCTCTGTCGGTTAACATTCTCTTTTCCTTGAATTTGCTTTTCTTTGATTAAGCGATCAGCAACCTGCATACGACGTTCAAACTCTTTGTCGTCTTGGTCGCCTTCACGCAAGTTTCGTGTAACAGCGTTAATTCTGTCAATCTCAAGCTCCTGCGGTACGACCGCCGCTTCAGCCGCAAGCTTCTGCGCTCTAGCCGAAGATTCTTGTGCCTGTGCAGATAGGGCCGCAGTTTGTGACTGCTGGAACTGCAACTGTGCTTGTTGAGCCGCCATCTGCATCTGCTGTGCTTGTGGATTGGGTTGCATAGCCTGAGACATTGCCGCTAACAATTCTTCACGGTTAGACAGGTTCATGTTGTCTACAACTGACTGGATTAGCGTTGTATAGAGCGGTGAATCTTTACCCATAGTCTGCAATAACTGTACCAACTGAGTAACTTCGTATTCCCTAGCAATAATGCCTAGTGTACTGCTTGCATTGAACTTGTAGTCCGCAACCGGATAGTTCTCAGGATCAAACTGCATATACCGATGTGCGGCTTTTTTAACAAATGGGATTAGGAAAGACTGTTGGAAGTTAATAAGGGTGCGCTTATGACGCTTAATAAGAGCGCCAAGAGACATACTAATACCAGCCGCTGTTGACTCCCCATTAACTTGTCCAGCGATGCCAGCAGAATCAACTGCACCGGTGGCTTGTTGAACCATCTGTTGTAACGCTCCGGCTTGCGCGAACGTAATCTGGCTAACCTGACCAAAGTTAAACGGTTGAAGCACTTCACGGGGATCTCCATTCGTAAGAATCATCTTGCCAGGACGGATTTCTGGCTTTGCGCCTCGTGGCAATCGAGTTGCATCAAGCGCCATCATTGGGTGAATCGTTAAGCTCAGTGCATCAATACGCGCCCTGAGTTCTGTATCCAAAGCCTTTTGGCTGTTATAGCCTTTTTCGCAGACGCCTCTTCCCCAAAAACGTCCAGGCACTACATCCCACGGGAATGCTACGACAGGTCTGTCGCCCATCATGTACGGATTAGCTTCCGCTTTTAAAAGTGTGCCACCGTTAGCAACAACAATAACGGCCTCTACATACTTACCTTCTTCCTCAACTTCCTCATCCATAGCTTCGCTAAGAAGTTCTCTAGGAACGAGGCCGTAGTATTTAGTGAGTCGAACCTTGTCATCGTTGTAGATCGTAATGTCTTGATCGGGTTCGAGGTCAGTATCAGGAGCCGCAGATCCTACATAGGTATCACGGTATACACCTTGCTCCTGCAATAGCTCGACTTGGTGCTTACTAACAAACTCATCAATGCAAACACCCATAGCCTCATCAACACTAGTGGCTACAGGGTCAATCAAAAAGTTCTGAGGTAGGACAGGGCGTAGTTTTACTTTGACCCGATCTTGGACATTGACACCTACTGCCTGAAGATCCCCATCCATAATCGGTTGGGTGGCAGGTGCCATTTCTTTCATTTCTTCAATGACAATTTCGCCAATGCCTGTACCAAATACGGCGGCATTGATAAGACATTCCGCAACAGACTTGCGGATCATGCAGTCTTCAAAGTCTTCGGTGAGTTTGTTTCTTAGGAAAAGAACGTCGTCCCTAGAGGTATCGCCTAGATTATCGGAGACATCAAACCACTTTCCTCTACCGAATGTAGCTTCTTCCAGCTCTGCCACGTTGGATTCAACAGCTTGCTGTAGAGCAGGAGAAATAATACGGCTACGCTCACTCCGACGCTCGCTATCAGCAGGATCCCAAATCCCACGCCAAAGCCGATAGTATTCTTCAAAACGCGCTTCATAGTTAGATTCATAGTAATCCCGCCAGTTTTCGCACTTTGTTATCACCCAATCCTCTACGGATTGTTCAACCATCAAAGGATCCTGCTCGTATATCTCGTCCATATTAGTATCCCGCCACTATGTCTAAGATGTCGTGGTCGTCTATTTCGTATTCGTAGTCATAAGCTACTTGAGCCAATTGGTCAATGTACGCCAAAGCGTCCACTAAGTCGTCATGGGTCAAAGGATCAGGGAATTGGAACAGTTGGTCAAGAAATCTTACGTTCCAATCGCCTTTGTTTAATGTGACATAACCGTTTTCAAAACGACCTTGTAGCGCCCACATGACCCGATCGGTCTTCTTTTTGTTGCCGTGGGTGAGTTCTTGCACCCGAAAAAACGTGCCATACTTTTTTTGTAGGTCAGTCAAAGGGGACATAACCGCTTGCTTGGCTATACCCCTTTCAATACCCACCGATACGGGTTTGTAGTCTCTTACCGCTTGGAAGATTTTGATCGCGGTTTCGTCGAGCGTCCACCTGCCGTGGATGATGTTTTCGACGTACCAGCCTTCTTCCGAGACGTTGACGACGGCGATTGCCGTTTCGTCGAGCTTCGAGCTTTTGGTGCGCTTTTTGTTGACTTCTTCGAAACCGGCGAGGTCGATTGCGATGTAGTAGTCTCCGGTCGGATCTTTATCAGCTTCGACCCGAACCCAATCTTCCTTAAACATTTCTGACCCACGAGCTTCAAACGATGCCATAAATTCTTGACGGAACGCATAACTAGACATACTCCTCTTAGCGATATCAATTTCATTTTTGTCCAATAGTGGATTGTCATAAGAAGTAAAGTGCCAGGCACAGTACGTCGGATCATCCCCTAACTCCGCATATTTGTACAATTCATAAAAATGGTTTCTTCCCATAGGTGTGCCTATAAACATTGCACATCCTTTTTGATCCGCCAAGGCGGGTCTAAGTATCTGTTCAAATACTTCGGGCTTCATATCCGCGTATTCGTCTAGAACAAGGAACTTTAGCGAGACACCTCGCATGGTTTCTGGTCGGTCGGCACCTTTGAGACTGATGGTTGCTCCGTTGACCAGTTTGATCTGTAGATTATTGATGTGACTACCAGCGATAACAGGATGACCAAGCTCAAGAAGGGTCTGCCACATGATGTCTCTGGCCTGTCCTTGAGTAGGTGCGACGTAAAATACATGACCCCTATCGGCTTGAAGCGCATTAACAATCAACATCCATGCCGCAAGACGTGACTTACCTGTCCGTCTACCGGCGGCTACGATTTTAAAACGAGTATCGTCTGCCCAGACCTGTTGTTGCCAAGGCAGTAGCTCAATATTAAGATCCATTGAAGTTACTAAACGCTTGTGACCTTTCTAGTAGCTGGAAGGTAACTGCTACTTCCATTTGCCCTGTTGATGAAGATGCTTGAGTTTTTACAGTGTCTCCATTATGCAGTACAAAGATACCGTTGTCGTTTTGACCACCTATGATTTCTTTGTTACCTGCACCAATGCTAGTGCTATCAAAGAAGTACATCTGATCTACGCCACCTGTCTCCCACCAAAGACTTACTTGGTTTGTACTGCCACCGTGGTTAGCAATAAAGATATACACAATATGTATCGTGTAGCCTGTCGGTATAGTAAACAGTGTCTGCTCAGTAGCGTTTGTTAGCGTAATATGTTTTGTATGAAGCATTATGCGTATGTCCACAAAACGGGAGTTGTTGTACGGGTATCCACGTGTACGAATGTTTTGGCAACACCTATGCCATTAAATCGTAGAGCAACTGCCATCTTTACGATTTTCATGCGTTCTGCACCGTTAGATACGGCAATATCAGCCGCGATACCCTGATTGTGTGTGCCAGGAACTTCTTTTCGGGCCTCGTTGGGGTGGGTTTCATCCCTGTAACCCGACGTAATCTTAAAGGGAAAACCACATAACTCACGCAACTGATCCAATTTCTCCAGAAATGCGTCATCCATTTCGTTTTTGTTGGTGTGCGTACAGTTAAACTCTTCTCGTTTAAAGTATTTCACCGTTATCCCCATCAATAACCGTAGGTTGGATAGTGTTAGGGTCGATTTCTTTAACATCTGCCGTGCCAACCCCAGTAATGTTGATCTGAATAGCAGATTTGCCGCCATTTTGCACGACATCTTTTTCAAATGCGGCTACGGGCAATATCCGATCCATGACTAACTTCCATGCGGCGGCTTGATTCTTGTGGTCATTGTCTAACGCGGCATCAAATATTGTATTAAGTACGTGTTTACTTTTAGGAGACGACAACATCCTTGCTTTGTACTCATTGATAATGGCCGCATCACCCTTAGGACGGCCTTTGCTAACTCTACCACCTTTAGAATTAGCGGCTAATGCTTGTCTACTGGGTTTAGTGCGCTTCTTTTCTTCTTTTATCTGCGCTTTACGACGTTGCTTGTAAGTCAAACTGTCGTCTTCGGGTACTTCCACTCTCTTGTCTGTCATAAAAAAACACAGGTTACTTAACCAACCCGCCCTCCCTATCCTATATATATACTACGGACTCTACAACCCCCACCTTACCTGATAAGAATGCTAATGCAAAACGGTTATAAAAACATGAGGTGGATCAAGGACTTGGAATAAGGCGTAAATGACTCTTTTTTGTGTCTGGGGGGGTACTATATACACCTAACAACTACAACTACCCCTCCCCCCTCTATTTTTTTGTCTGCATTTGCCTGTTTCTGTCGGTTTTACACTGATCCTCTGGCTACATATTCGGTCGTTAGATTGTGGCACTGAGAATGCCAATAGATGTGGTAAGAAATGTGGAGAGAAATGTGGAGAGTGAGGATGGATGAAGTACCCCATAAGCTGGACACCAATACCCCAAGAGAATATTCAGCTCAAAATGTCACATTTCAAAAATAATAAAAAAGTTTTGTCACATTCTCTTCCATCTATCCTCTATCTATCCATAATGAACACATCAACAACGAACGCCCAGGGAGGGCAAAGACATGAAACTAGAGAACGCAACAGCAAAGCGAATCGCATCACTGATCAACTCATACGAGACATGGAGCAGAGACGCGACAAGAGCAATAGATGCGGGGGATTATAAAAAGCATGAGCAATATAGAGAGTGGAGAAACGATGCAATGATCGACCTATACAAGGAATTCGGAATTGAGCTCCCAAATCTCACAAGCGTATTAGCAGAAAGACTGGAGAAGGCCGCATAACGCGGCCCATCATTCACTAGCTAACAAGGGGGGACATATGTCTCTATCAGCTATCAAGCGGGCTTGCCGCCCATATCAAAACCAAATTCTCGAGATCGCCAGCGATTCCGAGTGCTTTGAGGTCATCTTAAAAGATGGCTACATCTCCACCACATACGGCGAGACGATGTGGATATTTGGTCGGGACAATTTAGCGCCTGGACAGATGTCAGTCTCCGACATGATAGACGAGCTGGAATTGTGGCTCGACGATGTCGATAAGCAGTAAATCAAACGGGGGGAGCAATCCCCCCACTATTCAACTAAAAGAGGATCAAACCATGTATCACGAATATCAATTGGTAGAGGAAAACGGCGATATCGTTTGTGAAGTCAAATCACACGATACGCGCCTCTCATACGAGGATTATGCGGCCAGATACATTGTCCCGCTATGTCACGAGCTGAGTGGCGGCGATGACGGCGAGCGCGTTTACTGGACAGAAAAATATCCTAAGCAATGGGATTAAAGCTCAGCCGATCGGACATCTGCGGGTGTCCTTTCGGGTGCGCTTTGCACCATCAACCAATCAAACAAAAAGAGATATCGACATGCTAGGCAAAAAGACACCCCCTAAAGCATTACCTAAACGACGTGGCTTTATTCTATACCAGGGCCCATCGGTACTAGACGGCGCTCCGATTGTGGTTATCGCTACGCTATCAACGTCTAACGTAAAGACCGGCGATGCAATCCAAACCTGGATACTCCGCGACGATATCAACCCCGTGGAAGCTACAAAGACCGGCGAGGATTCATCGATCTGTGGTAGCTGTCCCCATCGTCACTTCAATAATGGCGCGTGTTATGTGAGCGTTTACCAGGCACCTAATCAGATTTGGAAAAGCTACAAGCGCGGATTGTATGAACAATATGATCACCAGCTCCACGCTGATTACTTTCGGTCGCGTGTTGTGAGATTGGGCGCGTATGGTGATCCCGCCGCTGTACCCTTTGAGGTATTCCACATCATCGCAAGATTGGCTAGAGCGCATACCGGCTACACGCACCAGGCCAATCACAAGAATTTTGATCAGCGGTATTTCACGTTATGCCAGGTATCGGCTGACTCCCCCAAACAAGCGACCAAATATCAAAAGCAAGGCGCTAAAACATTCCGCGTGGCAATGGAAGGCGATGGTTTATTACCTGGTGAGATCGAATGCCTGGCAGATTCGGACGGTATTCAGTGCGTAGACTGCAAGTTATGCGACGGGGTATCTCAGAATATCGCAATCGCTGTACATGGGTCGCGTTCCAATAAATTCAATACGGCAATTATTGCAAGGGGTTAATCATGGCGAAATGGGTAGGAATCATCGACATACTGGCGGACTACGATCCCGATGGGTTAACCGCTGAGATTTGGTATAGACAAGGCGGACGTATGCCCTATTGCGTCCACTATAAAGACACTGAAACGGGGCACGCTGTCTATCACATCAGTTTTAAAACAGAAAAGAGAGCGCGTGAACACGCGATGAGAGCGACAAACAAAATGGAGGTGACGCAATGATCTGTTATCGAGTGAGACTAGCCGATGGGCTATCGGATAAAGCGGTTTTAAATAACCTGGATGAGTTGCAAGAGTGGTTAGACATGGCGCAAATCAAGGGATGGTACTGCGTTCAGGTTAGATCTGAAACGACGGGCGAATGCCATGTCCTAGTTAACGACGGCGATGGCTATCAGCTATCTAAGGTTATGACGCAATGAACAAAGCAGACATCATTCTAGCCGCTATCACGGCGACCCTACTACTAACCGGCGCAATGTTAGCGCTTAACTTCGAATGGCTGGGAGCGTTTGCGTTCCTTGCCGGCGGACTCTTGGGCTTATTCAGCCTGGAAGCTATCAATGGAGGGCTTTAATCATGGATGAATTATTCGGCTTTACTGTCATCGATCGCGATGGCGGCGAGATGTTCACGTCAGACCCTGAATACCCCAGCTACAAGGAAGCAGAACGCGCCGGTGATCACTCACTGTGCGATTTGAACGGCGGCAGTCTCGAAGTGTGGCTATGGGATGAGAGTCTAGAAGACGTAACCAAAACATGGGAGGTGTAATCAATGTCAGTAGAAGTAGAGACGGGAGTGCCGATCCCCGAAAAGGTCGGCAAGTTAGGACGCTGGAAAGAGATTGCCCAGGGTATGGAGGTAAACGGCCCGGGCGTACTCCTAAAAGGCGAGACAGCGCGAAGCAACGCGGCCCGAAGTCTACGCACAGCGGCGACTACACTGGGGCACAAGGTCAAATCACAAACGACTGCTGAGGGTGTGGTGGTCTGGCGCGTTGAATGACCGTCTCAATTGTCACAATGCAGAGACATCACTATCCAACCTAAGTAAACTTTATTAAACATCAACGAAAGAGGGTAACAATATGAAGGTAACAATCGAACTTGAATTTGAAAGCCAAGAGGTTACGAGCGCTGACGTAATCAACTATTTAAACGAGCTTATTGACAATGACTGTCTTGACTTTGAGGTTCATGACGCGGAGGTAGAAAAATGACTACACCAAGATATGCCTACGGCGAAATGGGTGAGCAAGTGCGCGATGCTGTCGATCACTTCGTTCATTCCGAAAAACAAAACATCCTCGCACTAATCTACTGGTGCGAGCGTGTCGGGATGGACTCCGATGAAATCATTGATCTACTAAAAGAGGAGCTATAGCCATGAAGTTTAGTGATAAGTACATCAGCGAACTTTGTCCTGAGTTGGGCAAGTGGGAAGTCCAGATACTGAAGAGCCATCTGCTGGATATGCACCACCCGAACGACATCTACGACCAGCTAGTACGCACGACCTCTCGTGGATTGTTCCCTGAGTTGTACCGATGGAGGGCATCCAAGGCGCATGAGGCCATTCAGGAGGCCGTAGAATTGCTCCAGAGAGTCGATCAGATTCTGGCTAACGTACCGGATGCCTCGGATGAAGTGGCCCGTACACAGCTAGAGATACGCAATAACGTCGTGTACCTTCAAAGAGAGAACGGGGTTAAATGATGGAACGGCTATATCCTGAGACACTTCTTCAGCTTTACTTCAATACCTGTAGAAGCTACGACGAGAGGCCAACATGGGAAGGGTTGAATGAGTTTGCTCAGGATATCTCCACAAACTACAAGACCGGCCCTCATCATGAGATTGTTACGGACTACATAAAACGGAGGCAGGTCGATGAACCTACCAAGAGATAAAGCACTGATCAACATCGTGGCGTTAGTGCATGACGACGCTGACGATTTTATGGGCGCACAGATCGACGACTTCGACAGAGATACTGGTGTCGCGTCACTGATCGTTAATCTCGATGAGATCGAGGCAGAGATGAACACGCGCCAAGAGGTCTACACCGACGAGGCGTGGGGCCAGGTTGCGGTATTCCGCGAGGAATGGATCGACGTGATTAGCTGTACGTGGAATGGTTACAGCATCATTAACTTTGAAGATGTATGCGAGAGGTTGCACCACTATGAAAATTAAACTTCCAAAAGAACTACCGATGGATTCGCTGGAGCAGTCGCTTCAGATGTTAAGAGACATCAAGGTAGTCAATGAAGTAGATCAGAAGCCAGAACTAGGATCGTGCGAGTTCTACATGAACGATTATCTCGACATGATCGAGCGTGATTACAAGCATGGCTGGGCTGATTGTATGAAGAATCGCTCAAATCTATGTGCGTCTGATGCGTATATGCAGGGATATCAAGACTGTCGATACGAAAAACAGTATATAAGAGAGCATGGTGACTGCTAAGATGATGCAGTCTGAGGCATTCTCTTGCCTGTTGGCCGGTTGGCCGCGTTCCGGTAGACAGAATCGCGGCACCCCTATCTAGAGATCAAGATGCATTTCCTGCACTCCCTCTTCTCCATTATGAATTCTCTGCCACCCATCGGCGTCATGCCAGAACTCAAAGAAGCCCTCAAGAATGTCTTGAATGTCGTCTTCGGTAGGCATTTCAACAAACTCAATTAGCGCAAGAGTTTTGTTTTGAATGTTTGATATTCGATAGACTTTGCTCATGGCTAATTACTACTCCCTTCTAACGCACCATCAATGGCGGCCCTTGTCGTAAAGGGTTTCTCGCTCGCATCCTTAAAGTAATTAATGCCCTGATCATCCAAGATACGGATCAGCTTTGGCACCTGGTACACCTTAAAGATGTCAAACAGGTCGCGGTAGTACAGGTATTCAGTTTGCTCTGTCATTTTAATCTCCTAAAAAAGCCCCGCACTGGACGGGGCAATGGACGTTGGTACGGAACCAGACCAACGGACTTAACTTACCAAGGGATGTCGTCGCTTTGTGTTGGCGCTTCCGCCTTGGGCGCGGTGGGCTTCCACATATCACGCTCTGCATACCACTTGCCGCCACGGGATTCATTGATATCAATGTTTATCCACTCAAGGCTAGGGTCTGCCTTTTTCTGTGCGGCAACCCATGCGCCAAACTCATCGAGCTTGATTGAAACTTTCGCCTTTACCCAAGGAGCTTGCTCTCCGGGGCCGGGCTTAACGATCATGCCTTCAGTAAAGACCTTTTCTGATTGCTGGTTGCTCATTGTTACTCTCCCATTACTTTACGTGCGGCATTGAACTCATCGGATTTGAGCGCGGCACGTTCAGCCGTAGTAAATACCCCGCCCTTTGAAGGAGCCAGCCACAAGGCTTGCTTGTCTTCGGTTGAAATCTCACCCCATGCTTCAGCAATGTTGTCCCACTTAGGCTCATCCATATTGATGTATTCCTTGATGAAGTAAATCGAGGCTGAGTTGTTGCGCCATGCTTCGTTATGAGCCATCAACTTTTCTACTTCTTCGCTAGAACCCTGATTGTTTTGCTGTTGGATAGCGTTGGCTACCTCATCCGCTGAAGCTATTTCAGAGCCACCCAATCCGAAGAACGCTAAGGCTCTTCCTACTGCGCTGGTCTCTGCATTCTCTAACGCTGAGGTGCGGTTGATCTTGCTGGCTGTTCTAACCTCTTCGGCATAGCCTGTAGCAATGACCATGCCACCGGCAGATATCGTGGCCTTCATGACGACCAAGGTGTCGTTAGCCTCAACCAGCTCTGTCTGAATAGTAAAGTCGGGATGCTTCTCCCTGAACTCCTGAATACGCAAGGCTACAGTCTTGTATTCCTTGCCATGAATCTTGACGGTTCCTGTCATCTCTCTCTCCTTTGTTGTGTTGAGATGCAATGTAGTGTACTAAAGTTGTATAAAGATGTAAACATCTGTAAACATTTGTAACAGCAGTCAGATCATGTTTGACAGTTGGGCAAAACTAGGCCAAAGTTAAAGGCTTTCTGGGACAAAAAAGGAGACACCAATGCAAGATGATTGGGCAATGTACTGCGAAGAACTCAATAAAATCCAAGTAAACCCCACTCAAATACCCACCCCGAATATCAACGGAGCCACCCACCAAAACGGAACGTCTACAGCACTATCAAAACTTATGTTCGCGGCAGTTAATGACCGCATCGAGGAGATGGAAGAGCGCCTTGCCAAAGAGCGGGACGTGATTCCAGGCATGATTACAACCGGCACAGTCACCCTTGTGTACGCACCTAGTGGCGCAGGTAAGACGGTATGGATACTGGGCAACCTCTTCCAGAGCATTCGGAATAACCTGATAAAAGGCTCCGATGTAATCTATTTCAACGAAGACGACGGCGCTAAGGGTGTACTCCAGAAGGCGAAGATGGGCAGGAAGCACGGGATGACCATGATCACCTTGGCTAACTCGCCAGATCCTTTACTGAGAAACACCGAAGATGCATTACGCCTACTCAGTGCGATACGCGAAGAGGGTCATGCCGATGGCAAGATCGTCATCTGTGACACCCTCAAGAAGTTCGCGCCGGTGCTGAACAAGGGGGATATGCGGGAGGTGCTACACGTCTTTCGTGAGTTCGCGGCGGCAGGTGGTACGGTCATCCTGTTGGGCCACTGCAACAAGCACCGAAGTATGGACGGTCGCTTGATCTACGAAGGTGTAGGGGATCTAAAGTCAGACGTAGACAATATGTTTGGCCTTGACCCAGTGAACGATAAGTTCGCCGCCTATCAAGAACTTTTAGTAATCAATGAAAAGGATCGGAGCCAGATCAGCTTCGAGGGTGGATTCAAGTACAAGCAAACTAGCGCAGTTGTTCACTACGAAGAGTCCGTGGATTCTGTGCAGTTCATGAGTACCGATGACATCAGCGAGTTAAAGGAAAAGCAGAGAGGCCAGATCAATATTGGTAAGGCTCTGTCCAAGTACGAGGATGAGTACATCCTGCTGAGTAGTGTTATGAAAGAAGGAAAGCTATGGGCGCAGTCCGAGTTGTTTGATCTGCTGAGTGACCATGAGGTGAATCCTAACGGCTGTACAAAGAAGATGCTTCGTAACTGCATCGACCTACTGAAAGGAAACAACCTAACGCTGGAGCGCAAAGGCGCACATGGCAAGAAGTATTACCGATGGAACCCAATGTAAGGAGAGAAGCATGAAGCGTAACGATGAAATTTTATTAGCGTATAGAAAAGAGAGAGAAAGGTTCTACCTAAAGGCGGTTGATATTTTGCTTAAAGCAAAACCATCAATGCCTCTTGATGACATTTATCTCGAAGCTAAAACTGAAGCTAAATGTATGTGGCTTACTTTTGCTGAAGGCTTAGAGGAGTCGGAGGAAGAATTTCGTCAATCAAGATGGCATGCAAATTACTTTTACGATGATGAGGATGAGTAGAATGCCCAGAATGCCCCGTCTGCCCCTGAAGCCCAAGTTTAACCCCCCACCCCTAGGTTCGGGCACTCAACCCGCCCCCTAAAACAAGGGCATTGGGGGATTTCTGGGCAAACTGGGCAAACTGGGCAAACTGAATGGAGATGATATGACAGACTCTGCACATCGCTGGATAGTCGATAACAAAAACAAACTGAAGTTCTTTATTAGCTTCGTGCAAAAGCAGTACGAGGATGGCAAGCACATCATGTACTCGATCAAGGACACCACACGTAGTGACCGGCAGAACAACGCCATGCACTTGTGGTTCAGGCAGATAGCTATTGAGCTAAACGATGCTGGCTACTGGGTACGACATCCCTTCAGTGATAACTTTGAGATACCGTTTACTGAGGTACTGGTAAAGGAGATGCTCTACAAGCCCACTGCAAAGGCCATGTTCAACAAAGAGACTACCACCAAGCTTACCCCTGCTGAGCTATCAGAGACCGCTGAGGTGCTAATCAGATGGCTCTCAGAGAACAAGCAGATCTATGTGCCATTCCCTCAACAACTAAAGGATGAATTGAAATGAATAAGAATTTTTATAAGCACGTTTTTTATGCGGAATGCCCAGACAATGGAGTTCCAATTCGTTACCTGTTAACGATTGAGTCGCATCGAATGATTAATGTATTCGATATTCAAACCAGAACCGAAAGCATGACCTCTGGATACCAAGAAGATTTGGCCGATGCTTTGTTTCAAAGCTTTGGCGAGAAGCAAACGCTGGAAGCTTACCATCACGGCTTTTTTATAAGGACAGTAAGAAGCGAACAGGATGAGGATCTATCATGATTCACTATCATGGAGGCCCAATAACACCAGACACCTGTGCGATCAGAGCATGGAAGAGTAGACACGCCTTCGTTAGCTTTGCTAGGCCAGATCAGCTCGGTCTTGCTACGGAGATTTGCCAGTCTTTTGGTTTAGATAACGGAGCATTTACTTTCTGGAAAACAGGGGAGCCTATCGACTGGTCTGGATATTATGAGTTTATTGATCGCTGGAAGAATCATCCTCGCTTTGACTTTGCAATCATACCCGACGTAATTGATGGAGGCTCTCAGGCAAACGATGAGTTGCTGGCGGCATGGCCTCACGGTAACTATGTTGGTGTCCCTGTATGGCATATGAATGAACCAGAAGATCGGTTTATAAGACTATGCAATACATACCCCAGAGTCGCTATTGGATCATGCGGCGAATACGATGTACGAAATCCTGGTAAGTGCGTCAGCAGAATGAGAGACGTTATACGCCATGTGGTTGATGACAACGGACAGCCAATAGCAAAGCTTCATGGTCTTAGAATGCTTAACAAGTCCGTGTTTAAGTACCTTCCTTTGTCGAGTGCAGACTCCACAAACGTAGCAAGAAACATAGGGATAGATAGCAAATGGGCTGGATCGTATAGCCCGAAATCAAAAGAGACCAGAGCGAGCATTCTGGTGGAAAGAATAGAGTCTATTAACTCAGCCAGCGCACTGCATTGGGATGAGGAAAGAGACAGGGTAGACGTACAGCTATCGTTTGAAATATAGCTTGGAGATCAAGATGAAGTTAAAAAGAACAGCGGCAGATCATTGGTTCAGTAGATGCGTCAGGCTACGCAATGACTTCAAGTGCCAGGGGTGTGGCGCACAGTACGAGTCAAACAGTGTTGGACTACACTGCTCTCACTACTTCAGCCGATCAAAGAAGGGTATCCGGTACGATGCAATGAATGCCTTTGCTCACTGCTACGGCTGTCACCAGAAGTACGGTAGCAACCCCGATTACTTTGTACGTCACTATATTGACACCTATGGCGAAGGTGCCTTGGAGTTGATTAGGGAAAAGGCAGAGGACATCAACCTTGGCAAGAGGATGAACAAGGAACAGAAGCTGATCGCTAAACACTATAAAACTGAGGCCGCACGTATGGAGAACGAACGAGCCTCAGGGGTAGCAGGTTGGTTAGAGTTTGTTAGCTGGGATTAAAGCGCCGCCGCTCTTTCCTGATCAATCCCTTCCTGTAGCTCAACAGGTATATCTTGAGCCGCGTATAAAGCCTTTAAGGTTGATAGGGTTACAGTGCCTTTTAGTGCTTCTGTATAGAAAGTGCCGATGTCTTTTATATAGTCAATCGCACCAACCCCTTTCTCCCTAACGTACTGCATCATCTCGCTTTTTGGAGGATTGGCTAGTCTTTCAACAACATCAGGGTCTTTGAGTATTTCGGCAGACTTTACATAGAACTTCTCTCTGCCTTTTGTTATAGAAGCCTTCGCTACCAGGTTAATTGCCTTCCTTTCTGGGGAAAGGATTTGGTTTCTAAATGTACCAAGATACTCAGCAGTACTAACGCCGGTAACATCCTGAACTGTATCTACAACAGGGGATGACCCCATAGAATCAAGGAGCGTCTTGCTTACGTTCTCCATGAGATCCCTAAGACCTGCAAGCTTATTGATGTTCTGAGCATAGCCAGCGCCAAATATATCGCTTACTGCCTCAACATTACTGTTTACATACTCCTGCATTGACCCCTTGGTCATAAGCCCCTGAGAAAGAAACTCCTGTCTTAAACCAGACATAATGATCTCTTTTTCCTTTGGGGCAAGTTTATTGATCTCGCTTATATAGCGCTTTCTATCGCCAGGATTAGACTTCATTTTGTTAACTACAGTGCTGAGATTGTTGTTCTCTATACTCTTAAAGAAGCTATTAGAAAGCTCTTTAGCTCTTTCGTTATATGCTTCTTGGTGACGCGCCTCAGTGTTTCTAATGGTACGAAGCCTTCCCGCAATGTCTGCAAACTCAGCCTCCATTCCGAACTCACGAATCATTCGTTGGTTTCTTCTAACAAACCTGCCTAGCTGATTCTGCTGAATGTTTCCATCTGGCCCTATGACCCCAGACCTTTCTGCGTTTAGTCGTATAGCGTGGCGAACTACTGGCATTCCCTCTGCGCCAACAAAGTTAATGTAGTCCATAGCCTTTTCGTAGTTCATTAGAGTTTCTGCGGCTTCGGCTTTAAACCTGCGAGAGGTAAAGTCCTTCATGCCCTCCGCTCGCATAGGGAGGCCAAGCTGTTCGTAATAAAACTTATCTGCGTTAGCAAGAGAGTCAACAAACTCAGGATCTGTTGCCCTCATCTTCGCAAGCATATCGTTAACAACACCTTTCGTTTTATATAAACGCTCTATTCTTTGGTCAATCTCTGGAGTTCTTGCTCTGTTAGATAGGGTGTTAATTTCTGTGTTCACAGCCTTTTTTAAGGATGTTACGTCGGTGCCTGTAGCTTTAGGTACAGTAACTTTGCCTTCCACTTCTCTCGGCATCCACCTTGCTTCAAGCTGTGCGCCAACCTTACTGTTTGGCCCAAACACATCTGACAATCTGACGTTTCTAAACTGGCTGTAAACATCCCTAACTAACTCTGGGTTTAGCGTAATCCTATTAGCGATTGCTTTTGTTGAGTCATAAAGCTTATCAGCCTCTCCCCTAATTAAAGCCTCACGCTTGCTAGACAGCTTCTGAGCGGCTTCACCGATGGATATCAAGTCAGCATCTTCATCTGGCGTTATCCGTGTAGACAATTTAACGAGCGCCTTATCAATGTTTTCTTTTTGCTTTTCAAACTTCTTAATTGAGGCAAGCTCTTGGGCCTTAAATGACTCTCGCGCAATACTTTCCATCTGCGCTCTTGCAACGCTGTAATCTTCCGCTTCGCCAGTTACCTTCCCTGCGATTGTTTCAAATCTTTCAGATAATTTTTTTGCATCAGATACCAAGATTTCTTCCATTTCTTTTTGGAAGCTTTTGTTTGCTTGGGTTGTTTTTCTTACCCAATCCCTAACGACAGGATTGTCAGACATCGCTCCAACAAGTCCGCCAATCTCTAATCCAGGTATTTCTTCTTTAAGTGATGCTAGATTATCAACAGCACGAACCACTTCTTCAGGCTTTGTTGTTTGTGCAATTCTATTAATCTCTGCTCGAACCTGGCTGTTTGCCATTGCTTCAGATGCGGGGCCAAAGATGTCTGTTTTTTCTCCAGTAAGTTTTGTCTTCAGGTCTCCCGCAACTTTACCTACTGTCATAATTGCTGGTGCTGTAACAACATTGGTTGTTGCGCCTGCTACGCCACCAGCCGTTATTGCGGCAATCTCCTGAGTAATTGGGCCGGCGCCAGCTTCTGCGGCCAACTGAGATGCAGTCATACCTCCAAGCAAGCCAGCGGCTGTACTAGTAATTGCAGGGATTGCGGTTTTTAAAAACGGAACTACCTGTCTTTGAACAACGCCCCCTGCAACTTTTAAAGGCGCTTTCACCCCCATGTAAGAAAGAGGGTCACCGCCAGCCGCAAACAATTCTTGAGTTAGAGTTAGTGGCATATCAGCAGGTATTCCTGCAAATTCTCTAGCCAGCCTTTCATCTCTCTGCATGATCGTTTCTCGCTCTCTTCCAGAAAACGCCAAGTCCATGTCTTTTCTAAACTCTTCTGGACTCATAAGGAAAACATCAGGCACAAACTGAATTCCAAATCTTGCAATTCCTAGCTGAACAAGATCAGAAATTGTTATCTCATCATCTTTGTTAGCTGGCCCAGAAGCATCATGCTGGCTAGTTCGCTTTGCTTGTGGCGCATTAAGAAGGGCGTAGTTTGTTATCTGAAGATCAGTCCACCCTTCTGGATGCTCTATAGACACAACCTCGCCATTGTCTAGCTCTACCCTGCTAATCTTCTTTGTCATTAGTCGATCACCCGTCCGGTATTTCCACCATAAACATCAATTATATTTTGTAATGCCTTCTGTTCCTTACTAGATGGAGTTACCAGCATCATTCGTCTTGCGCTATTAATAATTCTGCTTTTAGAGGCCGCTTCTAACACATCAATAATTTGGTTGTATTCAGCCCTTGTTTCTTTATCAAGGCCGCCCACAAATACTCGAGTCGTAAACTTTTTAATTAAGTCAATGACTTCATCGTCAGACCTAAATCTTCCAAGCTCTTGAACAGCTTTAACATCATTAGGTGCTAGGTTTGTAAGGAGTCGCTCCTTTAAAGATGTAAGACCAGCAACATCTGCTTCAGTTATCTGCTCAAGTGCGCGATATTTTTCAATATCAAACAAATCTGTTCTTGCTGTTGCTACGGCAGGATCTACCTCTAAAAGCTTAAAAGAATCAGCCAAGCCTAGAGGCTGTCTAGCTTCAAGCATATCTCCAAGCTCTTTTCCAAGAGAGGCGTTCTCAAGCTCAATGAGAGCGTAATTTCTTGCCGCCCTTATGCCGTCATCTGTTGAAAGGTCAGCATCAAACCCTGAATCTTTAAGCATCTGGCTTATTGATTTTGTTGCGTCTGCTCCGCCATCAGAGGGAGCGCGGCCTATTACATTTTCAAAAACAGGAACTGACGGATTAGCGCTGTTTTTGTCATAAGCGAATCTAACTATGTTTGTTATTCCTGATTCTGGGTCAGCTACATTTTTTGTTTCATAAACATAATCAGGAAGAGTTTGTCGCCTTACAAAAGAGGCTGTATTTCCCGTTCTTTCATAATCAGCAATGCTTTCAACGGTAAAGTTTTCTAGTAACTTTTCTTTTTGATCTACAGTCAGACGAGGCTTAGGTCTAAATCCCTGTCCTGCTTGGATAGCTTGAGCCGCAACAGCAGGAGACATCCCTAGCTCTGCCGCACCACCTAATGCGCCCTTTAACATTTCAGGATCAAATTTACCTGAGGCACCCAAAGAAAGCAGGTTAGCTTGATACTGGCGTTGCTTGGCAAGCTTTTCTTTTTCTTGCCTTTCAAGCTCTGCCTGACGACGCTCTTCATCTAATCGCCCACGTAAGCCACCTAACTCTTTAGCGGCAGTAAACAGACCCTCTTGATATGAGGGCTGAGTCATTGCCCGTAAAAACTGCGCTGAATACTTAGCCATGATTGACTCCTTAAATATTTAAAAGGTCTCTAATGCCTTGACCTACCTGACCAAGACCACCAGCAACTGTACTAAACAAACCACCTAAGCTTGAGCCGCCACCGCCACTTGAAGGCGCTGAAGCCGCACGTTGTTGGTTAATCAAGCCTGATATCACATTGCTACCGATACCGCCAAGCAAGTTTGCTCTGGCTTGTTCTGCTAACAACTGAGCCTCAATACCTGACAGTGCAGTCTCACCAAAGAGCCCTGTACCAAACTGTTGTGCCTGCTGTGCAAGCTCCTGCTGAATCAAACCAGGCTGAGTAGCCGCTACCAATTGCTGTGTAGGCAAGTAACCAGCACCCAAAAACTGCTGGCCTAGCGCCGCTTGCTGTGCTTGTTCTGCTTGCGCCTGTTGCATTGCGCTCAACATTGCTCGATTACGCGCCTCACCGATGGCTGTTTGTTGTGCCATGAGTTCTGGCGTAGCACCACCAAAAGCCGCTGAGGACGCTCCTAATCGCCCCTGAGCCGCTAAACGCTCTTCGAGAGCCAGACGTTGCCTTTCTTCTTCAGGACGCTGTGCGGCCCGTATACGCTCAAATACAGTCTGCTCACGACCTACGGTAGGTTGCATTGCTTGGCCGAAGAATCCACCAGCACCACCTAACAACTGTCGTTGCAGTGCCTGCTCTTCAGGGGAAAGCGTCATGCCTATTTCAAGACCTTCACCGGCAGGCGCTACGGGTACTTGTGGTTGAAATGCCCCAGGAGGCGGAGTCATATCTATAACGTCTGTATACCCAGTTGGTACAGGCTGACCTGTCATTGGCAATGAAGAAACCATCGGAGCTTGTATTGCCTGACCCATGCCTACCGGCTGACCAACCATTCTTCCTGCTGGTTTTGCCGCAGTATCTGTTGCTGGCGGTAATCCCATAGAGGGTTGATCTGTAATTCTAGGTGCTGGCATTGGCCCCGATATTGTTGGTCTAATCGGCATCGGGCCTGATAGCGTTGGTGTAAACGGCTGTGGCCGACCACCCATACGAGCAGTAAACATAGCACCCGTAGGGGTTGTTACCGTAAACGGTCGAAACTGCGACTCTGCTTGACCACGCTCTGCAATTCCCATTGCTTCGCTTTTTGCCTGAGCGCCAATGTCGCTAAGACGGTCATAGGCTTCTTTAGTTAACAAGCCGCCAGCCAATCCCATCAGTGCGTTAGGCGAAGATAGCACCTGTTGTCCGGCTCCCATCAAGCCGCCAAAGATATCGCCTAGCCCGCCAATAACATTTCCAAATCCGCTAGAAGAAGCAGGCAAGGTTGCACTAGGAGTTCCGCCCATAACCATAGTGTTTAGTTGTTGTGGGCTAAGACCTGTAGATCCTGTGTAAGAACCTGCCGGTGAAGTTTGGAACAGTGGAGTTCCTATTGTTGGGTTCATGTTTAAACTCATAACAGTTTACCTATCAAAGCCATTACGTTAATTTCTTGTAGTGATAAGGGCGATCCATCAATTTCTGATTCCAGACCTACCTGAACACTAGTGCCATATCCTGTGGTGTTTAAGCTACGTTGGTTAGTTAGCTGTCCACCTGTGAACTCTACTGTTGTGTACTCACTTTCACCGTAGAACCCAGTAATCTGCGTACCTACCGTAAACTCTGCCGTAGCGTATGTCGTATCAAAGTCATACGCCCATTTCATAAAGACTGTCGCGTTGTTAGCGCCTACCAATGTGGGCTTTAGTTTTTTAAGGATCTTAATTCGTGAGCTATCGCCAAAGGTCAGGCTTGGGCTGTAATACTTAAACCGATAGCCAGATCCGTTATCGCTGTATCCTGTGTATGTATTAATGCCATCAGTAGTACCGACATAAAGAGTGCCATCATCAAGTCTTGTGTATGCAGTAAAGCCTGTAGAAGGCCAACGTGTTACTCGATATGAGCCATTCTCTAACGTGCCTCGCACATCAAAGCAGTACGTTACGTCTTGTCCTGTAAAGGTCAGCAGATAGAAACCTTCTTCTGGGCTGTATACCGACCTAAAGAACTCACTTTCGTTTTGTAGTGCGGCAATAATGTCTTTCGTGATGTTGTTAGACAGACTGCTAATCGGCAAAGACTTTTCTTGTATTGTCCGACCAAAGCTTTTGAGTCCTGTATGTGACAAAAACAGCACGTCTGTGCCGGTATACTGCACCGTATCTCGATCAACACAACCAACACCCGCTACGGTATCGGCAAGTGACATGGTGGCAGGAGCCTCTGCTCCCTGATACGCAACGATGCTGTGCTTACCAAAGATAATGAGTAAGCCGTTGTGTGCCGCCAGCGCAACTATCTCGTCATAGCCGTCAGGCCATACCTTTGAGATATCAATATTGCCGCTAGTACCACCAGACCAGTCATGCCCAATAAGTAGATCAGACCAGTAAATAGTAGATTTGTTAGTGCTAAAGTCAGCCGTCCAGAGCCGACCATAGGCCGCTAGAACTTCGTTGCCGTACATAGCGCTTGTAACACCAGCCGCACCAGAAACGCTACTGAGCGTGATTACAGAGCCTCCTGCGTTGTCATAGACAAGTGGCTGGAACCCACGCTGGAAAAAATAGATCTTGTCGTTAAAATCTACAAGCTTCCAGTTGTCAGCAGTAATTGTGTAACTACCAGGCGTTTCATCAACCAGCGTAGTCGTTCCACTAATAATCTTGTTGTTGCCTACAGAAAAGATCTTAGTGTTACCGGCATCATCCCTGAACTCTTTAATGGCTCGCAAAGAATCAGTGCCAAGCACAGTCTTGTTAGTCGTAACAGCCGCATGACCCTTACGTGCGGCAATACGTCCTCGCTTGTCGATTACAGCGTTATCTGCAATCTCAGCAAAAGACGGATCCTGTGCCAACGGCGAGTCTTCGGTGTTAACACCCTTAAAGGCCGGAGCTACAAGATTGATGCTTTGCAGTTGTTGAGCCATATCAAACCGTCCTAAATACCATCTCTTCTGGGTGCTTTGCCGCATCAATTGCTATGGCATCTGATAGATACTGGTTAGCAATCTGGAAGTATTCGGCAGTCGATGTGCCACCCGTTTCACCACGCTCACGCGCAAGTAACGCTACCGCCAAGTGAATAACAGGTTGAGCAGGAATAAGCAGTGAATCAGTGTTAGCTGAAAGATCTGCTTGTCGCTTAACAAGATCGACCCGAATGCTGTACACGCCATCAGGTGTAGGGCCAACCAAGATTTGAGTATCGCCGTTACCGTCTAGACCGTTGTAGGTAAAGTACTTAGGCGCACCCTCAGAAGCATTAGAAATGTACAGCGCATCGTTAAACCAATCCTTAGTCTGATACTCCATAAAGCAGTTCTGAGTATCGTTGAGCATTGACATGACTTTTACGTTATCGCCACCACCTGTTAGTGAATAGGTGTTGTCCGAAGCAGTCGTTGAGATCGTGAGTGTTTCTCGAAGTGCAGACCAGTCTGCCGCCTGACCTACCAAGGTCTTAGCATCGTTAATAAAGTCACCTACCATCTTGTTGTAGGTAGTGCTTGTAACGGATGTGGTCTCTTCTTCTCGAAGACGACGCAGTACGCTATTCATTAGGTTTAAATATGTCATACGCTTCTAGCGCCTCCAGTAAACATTCCAATCCGTAACGGGTCAGCCAACTTACGTCGTGTTAAACCTCGCTGGAACTTCTCAAACTTTTGGGGTTGGATAGGTGTGGCCGCCGCTATTTGACCAGGCAACATAGCTTGCTGTGCCGCAAGACCTAACAGACCCGCACCCAAGCCTTCTCCAATGCCAGCAATACCTTGGCCCAAACCCTCTAAGCCTTGACCGATACCAGATACTTCGGACATTAACCCGCTGACTTCACCGCCTATTTCGCCTAGCTGTCCAGTAACATCACCAAACTGCTCAGAAACACTAGTCTGGAATGCTTCTTGTGCTTCAGCCTGACTGATCTGACCTTCTTGCAGTGCCTTGATATCGACGTTTACATCTGAGAACAGATCATCAACGGTGCCGCCAAATTCTTCAAATTGCTTCTTAGTAGATTCATCTAATGCAGTAATGTCGCCACCAACAGCAATAATGGCTTCTTGCAGATCAGCTCTTTCTTCTGCCGCTTCTTCAGCTTGTGCTAGTGCATCTTCTTGGTATTGGGCAAACGCTTCTGCTTGGCTAATTTGGCCTTCCTGCAAAGCTTCAATATCAACACCAACACCTTCAAATAGTTCATCAATGCTTTCGCCAAACTCCTCAAACTGCTTCTGTGTTGCCTCGTCAAGCTTTGTTATATCTCCGCCAACAGCAATGATGGCTTCTTGTAACTCTAGCCTTTCTTCTGCCGCCGCTTCCTGACCAAGAGTTATTGCGTCACTTAAATCTTGTTGAACACTCCCAACAATCTCATTGACTTGATCTTCGCTTACAGATGGCGGGAACTCTATGTTTCCAATAGCAGTCTTTACAATCTCTCCAACCTGATCCTCAGTCATGCCCTCTGGAAACTCGATGTTGCCAATAGCGTTATTAACTATTGTTCTAACATCGTCTGATGTCATGCCAGGAGGAATGTTACTAACTGCCTCATTAACAATGTTGGTTACATCTTCTGTTGTTACTCCTGAAGGCTGTTCTACAGGCGTTGGAGGCTGTGTTTCTACAGGTGTAGGCACTCCTATTCCTTCATCTTTAGGAGGCTCAGTAGATGGCACAGGCTCGGTAGGTTGAGCAGGTGGAGGTTCAGTAGCGTATTCGGGGAATAACGCATCTGTAATTGGAGTATCTGACTCCTGACCTGTAGCTTGCTCACCTGCCGGAACTCCAGTTCCTTGGCCTGTACCTACATCGGTTTGTGTCGCCGCATCAATAGCTTCTTGAATTGGATCCGCAGGCAGTTGCACGGGAGGCTGTCCTGTTGCCGCTCCTGTGTCAGCAGGTTGCCCCGCACCAGATGTAGGCTCTCCAGTAACTGGTTGTCCTTCTACAGGTTGTCCTTCAACTGGTTGTGCAGAAGGCTGTCCAGTAACCGGCTGTCCTGTAGATGGATCAACAGGAGGTTGTGCAGGTGCCTCACCAGCAGGTGCCTCACCAGCAGGCGGTGCTTCTGGCGGTGCCTCAGGCGGTGGCTCTGGTGGCGGAACCGGAGGAGGCGGTGGTGGTGGCGGTGGCACAACAGGTGGAGGTGGCGGTGGTGGTGGTACTGGTGCAGGTGCAGGCGCAGGTGCAGGCGCACCTTCTTCACCTTGGCTTTGTTGTGGTTGCTCTTGTTCAACGGGTTCTGGTTCGGGCGGAGGCTCAGGCGTTAACTCTGGCTCCTCTTCATACTCAAACGGCTCTACTTCTACCTCTGCTTCAAGCGGTGCCGTTGGTGCCTCTTGAACATCAAGCAAAATGTCTCGTATTTCTGGAGAAACATCACTTGTATCCATAGGATCTAAAGCAGGATCTGTAGATGTAGGAGGCGGAACAATTCTTTCGTTCGAAGGTGGATCAAGATTTAACAAAGCATCTTGGTCAAGACTGGTATGAAAACCTGTAGTAGCTTCTGAGCCAGAAATTAAAATGTACCCACCACCAGAGTCTTGAGCCAAAATTAAATTGTTTTCTACAAGAAGATCACTAAGACCTTGCAAGTCACCATCTTGCATTAATACAGCTATAGCTTCTGGAGGAAGGCCGTGAGCAGATACGCCAGACGTTGTAGTCCATGCGTTTTTGTCATTAACAAACTGCTCAAGAATTTGCTCAGGTGTAGCGTCTGGGCTAATCCCTACTGGAAATCCAGCATCATTGTAGTAAACGCCATTAATTAACTCATCGCCTTCAAATGGGTTTGTTATTTCTGCCATAGGTTCAGGCTGAACAGTTGTGTCAGTAGTTAAGTCAGCCGTAGTGTCTGCAAGCTCTGAATCTGCATCATCAACTGAACTAGCCATAAAGTCTTCTAAAGAAGGGCCGCTAGGCTGAGGCGATACGTCGTAAGCCTCTTCATAAATAGACTGTAAGTTTCCTGCTAAAGCTTGAAGCTGATTACGCATTGCTTCGTTTTGCTGTCCGGCTATAGCTTCGTTAACAGTATTTCCCATGACTCTGTTAACTTCTGCCATCGTGTCTTCATCAACAATAGCCGCGTATTCTGCAAAGCGTTCTTCTAGCTCTCGCTGTTGCTCTTCAGAAATTGCTTGTTGCCCAGCAAGGTCGCTAAATAAAAACTCAACAACCTCTTGAGCACCAGTCAGCAATCCCGATGCAACAATGCCTTCCATGTCTAGCTCACCATCAAATACCGCTTGACGGATAGCTGTTTGACCCATTGCATTAAGAACGTTGTCTAGCTCTTCAATGCCAGTTATTTCTGAAATATCTAAGCCGCCCATAGCTTCAGATAAAGCAGGGCCAATAACCTGATTAAGCGCCTGACTAAAACCTGCTGTGGCGGCTGTTTGCAAAAGCTCATCAGGATCTATAGAGCCAGTAGTAATTCCTTGAATAATCGCATTGCTTACAACAGAAGAGCCAACAGTGCCTAATGACGGAGCAACAGCAGATACTGCGCCACCCGTCATAATGCTCATTGCAGTAACGATGCCCATCTTTACGTAGTCAACAAGACCTGCTTGATCTTGTTTAACTGTCTTTACATAAGCAGAGCCGTTCCACTCGTATTTATCGCCATCGTTGTTATAGATAGTAGATCCAACACCGTACTTGGCTAAGAGTGCTTGATTAGCTTCAGAGTTAACCCAACGATCATAAGCAGACGACTGTTCCTGCATCTGCTGACCATAAGCTTCGGTGTAAGCATCCTGATCGCTATCGGAGTATTGAGTAAGATCCTCGCCTTCAAGAATCATTAACTCATCTTCAGTTAGTGAGCCGGTGTACTCATCCCAATTACCTACATCGTAGTCACCTGACTCAATTAACTGCTCTCGCTCAGTCATGTAAGCAAGATAGTTATCAAAGTCACCGAAGGCTCGTTTGAGCATCCCAGAACCCTGAGCATTAAAGTACTCACGTAGTTCAACTTTTGTTACTTGTGTGGCATCGCCTCTTTTATATAAAAAGTCAGGATTTGCATCACCTAACTCAACACCTTCAAAGAACGTAAAGGTAGTAACACCCTCTGGTTCTGAAGGCGGAGGTGGTGGGGGCGGTGTAGGTGGAGGTGCTTCGGCTTCTTCTGGCGCAGATGGCGGAGGAAGTTCTACCTCTGAATACTCATCTGGGGCTGTTGTTGGAACTGGCGCTTCAGCATTAGGATCAATCGAGTCAGTTTCTCCAGGCTGTCTTTTTGTTGGATCGCTGTCTGTTCCAGTTAGCATTCCTTCTTTTGTTGCAGGCGCAGGTTTGCTTTCTACAGGCTCAGACGTAATCTCTACCCCCTCTTGAGGGTTTTGAGCTAAGTATCTAACCGCCGCATAGACGCTAGGAAATTCTTTTGTACCTACGTAATACGCCATTTACTTTTCCCTCGATACGCCCTTGGTTTTTTCATAAGAACGCATTGCGCCTAACCCCAGCATACCCATCAATACAGGCATCATAGTCTCTAAGTCAATTAGAGGGATGATGACTTCGATGTTTAAGAGAGCCAGAACAAAGTTAGTAAAGGGTATGACCATGAAATTGCCTGTCATACCTAACACACAGCACCAACCTACTGCTGGTCTCCATCCAGAAACAAAAAGCGACTTATGTGCCGCTTCTACTTTATTGATCTCTAGTTGAGCCTTGGACAGTTCTTGAGCGTGTCGTTCAGCCATTGTTGACAACTCATGTGCCAACTTAGCCTTTTGATCTTTGTCCTCAATGAACTTATCAAGGAGACCCGTTACTGGGCCAATCAATGCATCAATCATGCAAGGTACTCCGCACCTTTAAGCACACCCACGATCAACAAACTATTAGCAAGAATCATGCGCTCAAGTCTTTTGAACTGTAAGCCGCCATCGTCTAGTCTTTTTTCGATACGGTCTAGCCGATCATCAATAGACTTACGAAGGATCTCACACTCTGCCTGATGTATGTCGATACGCTTTAATGCCTCTTCTGCTGGTGTCATTTAACCACTCGCTATAAATACTGCTGTGCCAATAACAATTGCGATAGCTACTAAACTTAAAAATCCTGCTAATAACTGTTCTCGCAATTCTTCTTGGCGATACACTGTGTCCTGTCGCTCTTTAATAATTTGCTTGCGGATATCTCTAAACTCAAGCAACCCTTGTTTACCGTAGGCCATTCCGATGATGGCAAATAGCTCTTTCTGTTGAGCCTCCATCTTCTTCTTAGCCGCAAACGCCTTAACGGCCTCTGCTTCTACGCTTCTGCTAAACACCACCCTTTTAAAGGGATTTACGTTTTTAGCTTTCTTCTCGGCATACAGTATGTCTGAAGCATGACCGTACCATGTGCCTATCTGCATCATTGTATCTTCAGCAGACTTTCCGACTTCTACCATTGCCTTCACCATCGTAAAGGCTTTAGTTGCTCCAGCGATGGCAGTTACCGGATCAATCATCTTTAAATCTCACATACGGTGGGCAGTCATAAATTCCCTGGACATACCACCGATACCGCTTATCTGATTCTGTGTAGAGTTCTTTGTATTCACATACTGTGTGGTAAACGACTCGTCTGCCTATGTATGCTGAAGTACCTCCTTCTAACACTAAAACCAGAACAAGAGTTTTTACCAAGGCATACCATCAGCAGACACAGGGTTCTTTTGACCTGCGATGTTTGCTGTTAGTGATGCCTCAGTAGCACTCTGGTCTACCTCTGCGTGTACCCAGCCCATAACAACTTCTTCTGTCAGGCTGTCGTAAGCAACAAAGTCATCAGCAGAAGCGTCAGGTGTAAAGCCACAGGTGCCGTATGCAGAGGCAGTGAATGTGTCTTCACCAACAGTTTCTTCTTCAGTAACACGCCAGTGTGCAACGGTTACACCGCCGTCTGCCA